TTTGGCCAGCGTGTTAGGAAGTGCAATGATGAGCGAAACTGTAAACGCAAGCGCAAAGATGCCGCCGAAGAGGCATATGAAGCAGCGGTTCGGCGCAGTCAGAAAATTTGAGCATATTGGAAGCAACAGGAGGGCAAGGATGACAGCGAAAGAATACTTGAATAATGTCCGTACGATTGATATTCAGCTAAAAGTCAAAGAACATCGATTGGAGAAATTAAGGCAAGATTTGTATGCTTTGCAGTCCATTGACTATAGCAAAGACCGTGTTGACGGTGGTCAGGGGCTGGATATGGGCGATAAGATTGCTAAAATACAAGAGCTGGAAAAGAAGTTCAATGCTGAATGGGATGAGTTGCTGCGCATCCGGACAGAAGCAGAAGATAAAATTAACTGCTTATCTGACCCGCTGCATCGCGTTATCCTGACAGAGCGGTATATTAACTGCAAAGATTGGGATGACATTAAAGACGTATTGCAGTACCGGAGTATGCGCGGTGTCCTGAAATTACACGGAAATGCCTTAAAAGAGTTCGAATCCGTTCATTTCCGTTCACTAAAATTCACCTGAGTTCATAGTAATTCACCCCCTTGACATGATATGATGTATGTGTGATTCGTAGGTAATCACCTCCTTTTGACAAATAAATAAGCGAAAGCCGCCGCTAGACACGATACGGGTATTGCCTGGTGGCGGCTTTTGCATGTAGAAAATAAAAAATCTCCTCCTATACTTGAAAAATACTATTGACGAAATAATCAAGATATAGTATAATATAAGTATAGAAAGGAGGTGAGAGATATGAACGAGATAATAATTATAATAAGCCTTGTAACAGCAGTGATTAACTTGGCAACGGCAATCCTGCTGTACAAGGCTTCTAAGAAAGACTAAGGCAAGCGGCCTGAGGGCTTCGGTTCTCAGGTTTGCCTAACTAAATTATATCGTTCATATCAGAGAAATGCAAGAAATTACATTAGCTATTGCCATAATAGCATTAGTTGTTTCTGTCATTGCGCTGGTCAAGGTCGTCAGACGATGACGGGAAACGGCTGGGGTGGTAAGCGTCAAGGCGCAGGCCGTCCCAAGGGTACAACGAAAGACGTAAGCGTGCAACGAAAACAGCATCAAGTCCGTGCCTTTGATGACGAATGGGAAATGATTAAAGCGTTTGCTACTATCGTCAAGAAAGACCGGGCAAGAGCAGAACGCATGATGAAAACAGAATAGGAAAGACAAGAAGGAACGCCGTCAATGCGTTCCTTCTTTGTTGTAGAAACTATAAGGGCGGTGGTGAATACATGTGAATGAAGAAATACGAGAGAAAGCCTATAAAGACTTTCTCGCCGGAATGAAATATAAAGATATTGCAGAGAAATATGACGTATCGCTATCGACTGTTAAGAGTTGGGCTGCTCGTCACTGGAAGGTTGCAACCAAGGGGAAAAGGTTGCAACCAAAAACGAGAAAGGTTGCAACCAAGAAAATACCAAATAAAGTCAAAGAAAAGCTGCTGGAATCAGTCAACGAGAATGAAGAGTTGACTGACGAAAGACGGCTTTTTTGCTTATATTATGCCATCTCAAGAAATGCTTTTCAGTCGTACCTAAAAGTGTATCAATGTGATAAGCCAACAGCCATGACAAATGGACCGAGATTGCTCAGGTTTGCTCAGGTTCAGCAAGAGGTGGCAAGGTTGCGGAAAATCATGCGACAAACCATAGACCTCAAAGTCGTGGATTTAATGCAGTACTGCTTGAAAATTATCGGTGCTGACATTGGTGATTATGTTTCTTTTAAAGGTTCTAGAGTTACCTTGACAGATAGTGAAAAGGTAGATACATCGATTATCTCAGAAGTCAAACAAGGCAAAGCTGGTGTCTCTATCAGGTTGGCTGATAAGAAATGGGCGTGGGAGAAACTGGAGACATATCTTGGCTGGCAGGCTGATGCTGGCAATGATGTAGACATGCAGAACTATGTAGATGCCTTAAAAGGACACGTAAACGAGGTATGGGCTGATGAAAAGACGGAAACAACAGGCGGCGACGTTTAAGTTTGCCCCCTTTTCCACAAAGCAACTGAAAGTATTGACGTGGTGGCTTCCTGGTAGCCCATATGTTGATTACGATATGGTCATTGCTGATGGATCTATTCGTTCAGGAAAGACAATTTCCATGATAGATAGTTTTCTTACGTGGTCGCTGTACACCTTTCATGGGGAGGCTTTTATTGTGTCAGGACGTAGCTCCGGGGCCTTGAAGCGTAACGTCTTACGTCCGATGTTGCAAATCTTACAGGCTAAAGGCTTAGGGTATTACTACAACCGTAGTGAAAACTACCTAGAAATCGGTGGCAATACGTACTATTTATTCGGTGCCAGTACAGAAGCTTCTCAAGACGTTATCCAAGGGCTGACAGCGGCGGGAGCGTATGCCGATGAAGCAGCCTTGTTTCCGCAGTCTTTTATTGAACAGATGATAGGACGTTGCAGCGTGCCAGGTGCACGCATTTGGATGAACTGCAACCCAGAGAGCCCGTATCATTTCCTCAAGACGGATTATATTGACAAAGCGAAGACAAAGAAAATTCTTCATCTTCATTTCACGATGGATGATAACTTGAGCTTGGATAAAGATGTCAAAGAACGATATGAACGGCTCTATTCTGGCATTTGGTATAAACGCATGATTCTTGGTGAATGGGTCCTTGCAGAAGGGATTATCTACGATATGTTCAGCGATGACATGCTTTTTACAGATGACGAATTTACGGCAACGAAGAAATCTGAATGCCGCCGCTACATCGCTATCGACTACGGCACGACAAACCCGATGGTCTTCTTAGATATTTATGATGATGGAACGACGCTATGGGTGCGACATGAGTATTATTACGATAGTAAGGCTGAAATGAGGCAGAAAACAGACGAGCAATACGCTAATGACTTTGATGCCTTTGTAGCTGGAGAATATCCTGATTTCGTTATTATTGACCCGTCAGCAGCGAGCTTTAAAGTTGTCTTACGAGGGAAAGGATACCGTGTGAAGGATGCCAATAACGATGTCAATGATGGTATTCGCTTAGTCGCCATGTTGATGACCTGTCGTAAGTTACGTATTCATGAAAGCTGTAAGAATACACGCCGAGAAATGGCAAGCTACGTATGGGATGAAAAAGCAGCGCAACGCGGCGAGGAAAAGCCAGTCAAAACGAATGACCATACGTGCGATGCCTTACGGTATGGCTGTAAAACGATGTTGCCGAAATGGAGGATTCAACAATTATGACAAGACGAAAATATAAGAAATCCAGGGCCGAGCCGAGAGCGGCGCAGACCGTCAAAACGAATGATGCCTTTCAAAATGTCCTGACTCGTTCCGGTGCATTCATGCCAAATGTTTTAGAAGCAACAGACTATCCTTTGACAAGGTTGACGCAGAACTGGCAACTCTTGAATTCTTTGTATCGTTCCCATTGGGTTATCCGCCGTATCATTGATGTTATCCCATCAGATATGATGAAGAACGGCTATAAAATCATCAGCCAGATGCCGCCGGAACAAATCAAACAGATTACACAGTTAGAGCGAAAAACACAGCTCAACGCAAAAATCAATGAAGGCCTCCGGTGGGGCCGACTCTATGGTGGTGCGGCTGGTCTTATTTTGATTAAAGGACACGACGATATATTAGATAAGCCCTTAGATTATAATGAAATCATGCCGGGCAGTTTTGCCGGGCTTCTCATCGTTGATAGATGGAGTGGTATTTCAGCTGACGAAGAGCTAGTCACGGATATTACAGACCCTGAGTTTGGCTTGTCGAAGTACTACACCATCACGACGGAAGGGATGGAGCGAGGAATTCGCGTACATCACAGTCGGATTTGCCGCTTTATGGGACGTGATTTACCGTATCTGGAAAAGATGACCGAAACCTATTGGGGTGCGTCGGAAATTGAACACGTTTATGATGAAATCAAGAAGCGTGATAACGTCAGCTGGAATATGGCTATGCTGACCTTTATGGCGAATCTACGCACGATTAAGATGGAAGGTATGGAACAAGTCTTAGGCGTAGGCGGCGAAAAGGCACAGGCCCAATTATACGCAACGATTCAGGCAATGAATGCCATGATGAACAACAATTCCATCCAAATCATCGGCTCTAACGATGAATATGAATCGCATCAATACACCTTTTCTGGTCTCGGTGAAGTGTATGACCGCTTCATGATGGATGTTGCAGGCGCGGCAGAGACGCCGGTGACGAAACTCTTTGGTCGTTCTCCTGCTGGTATGAATAGCACCGGTGAATCGGATTTGCAGAACTATTATGATACCATCGAAGAAAAGCAGGAAAGCGAGCTTCGGCCTATTTACGACAAGCTTTTGCCTATTATGATGATGAGTTGTTTTGGTATGATTCCTGATGACTTCGATTTCACCTTTAACCCGGTACGTCGTCCTAAAGATGATGAAATGTCTGAACTGGCATCGAAGAATACGGACAGCGTGACCAAAGCCTTCGACTCTGGCATGATTTCCCAGCGTACAGCTCTCAAAGAATTGCGTCAGCAGTCTGAAACAACTGGGATGTGGTCGAATATTACAGATGAAGATATTGAAAAGGCTGATGCCGAAACGGCGCGGCCTGATGAAGGCATTGGCCTTCCCTTAATGGGGAAGGACGAGCCTAAGCTGACCATGGATGCTGACTGGGAAGAGAGTAAGCATCCTCGTGGACCAGATGGGAGGTTTGGCAATAAAGGTGGGAACTCATCGACAAAGGGCGATAAAGCTGATAAAATAGAGACATCCCCAAGCGGCGCGAATCGCTTTATTGTGCGGGGATTTAAAAATAAGCAAGCCCTTAACAACCATTGGAAAGATCACGGCAATCAATATCCTTCATACTCACGGGAGCAATATATGGCCAGAGCACTTTCCTTAATAGAATCTCCGGTTAGTGATACCGTGTTAGGGCATATTGATAAGAATGGAATTATTATTCGATATGATACGAAAGCGAACGATTTTGTAAAAGGCCGCCCTCAAAAGGGGATTTTTACAATGTATAAGCCTGATGCAGGCATTGCCTACTATCTGGAACAGAAGAAGGAGGATTTAAAAAATGGGGGAAGAGAATGAAATGTTAGTGCCTTGTCCTTGTTGTGGAAAAGGATTGGTTGCGGCTAATCATGAGTTTGATGTTTGCGAAGTGTGTGGCTGGGAAGACGATAATTTACAGTTTGTACAACCGGACTATCGAGGTGGAGCCAATCGCATGTCATTAAATGAGGCAAGAAAAGCATACAAACAAGGTAAACAAATTCGATAAGCCACTCCATACAGGGTGGCTTTTTCTTTACCCTTTTGAGGTGGTGAGGCGTTGAAACTATGGGAACCAAAGCGACGTATTGAAGAAGTATTTCGTCGCAATTTACGGCGTATAGCGCACGAAATTCTACGACAACTTGATACGGATACCGACATTAATACCATGCAGCGGCTGTTATTAGATTGTATGGATTCGCCACAATTTACTCGCTTTGCTGAAAGTGCGGCTATGAAGATGGTAACAGGCCTTTTCGATGACCAAGGTAGAACATGGCGGCAAGCGGCAAAAGCGAATATGCGAAGCCGTACACTATATGAAGCCTTGCAACGAGAGATGAAAGGTCCTTTAGGCCTGCTTATTCGCGACCAAGTACAACGTAATGCCGCTATCATCAAAACCTTGCCTCTTTCCATTTCAGAAGACGTGACGGCGTACATTCAACGTGAGTCTATGAGAGGCCGTCGCGCATCGGATATAGCTAAAGAAATTTTAGCGAAATTCCCGGAACACACGAGAGCAAAGGCTGATTTAATCGCCAGGACTGAAGTATCAAAGACACAAGAAGCTCTTACTGAAAGCCGTTGTCGTCTCTATGGCATTAACTGGTACGTCTGGCGCGCTGTCGGTGGTCGAGGCGGCGATGGCCGTACTCGTAAGAGTCATCGTAGTATGTCCGGCATCCTTATCAACTGGGATGACCCACCTGCACCAGAAGATTTATTTCCTGTAATCGGTAAAAATGGCAGACGGTATCGCAATACCTTGGGCCATTATCATGCAGGCTGTTGCCCGAATTGCCGCTGTTATGCTGAGCCAGTCATTGATTTGGATTTACTGCAATGGCCTATGACGATATATAGGTATGGCCGTCTGCAACGGATTACGAAACAACAATTTGAGCAATATATGTAGCGTCCTTAGGGGGGCGCTTTTTTCATACCTGAAAGGAGTTGATGACCCTTGAAAGCGTTTTATGGCAATAGGATTTCCGAGCATATGACGAAAACGCCGGAAGGCTTTCTCATCTGCCACGATGTGCCTATTGCCCGTACAGGTACGCAGGAATATATGCCTCGTGAACTCAGCTTGACGGGCGACACAATGGTCACGGTTTTTCGTGATGAAGGGGAAGTATTCAAACCGGCAACACTGGCAAGCTTTGAAGGCAAACCTGTTACGGATAACCATCCCCCGACAGACGTAGACCCGACGAATTACGGCAGTTATCTCCGTGGTGTCGTGCAAAACGTCCGACGTGGAAGCGGCGACCAAAGCGATTATATCCTCGCTGACTTAGTTATTCATGATGCATCGTTAATCGCTGAAATCGAAGGCGGGAAGCGAGAAATTTCCTGTGGCTATGATTGTAAATACGCTGATAACGGAGACGGCACATACAGTCAAATCGATATTGTAGGCAATCATGTCGCCGTCGTCGATAGGGGGCGTGCTGGCCCTGCTGTATCGATTCAAGATGAACAACCGAAAGGAGTAACGAGAATGAGTAAACCAAAGCAATCTATCTTGCAGCGCATGTTCGCGTCCTTCGTCAAAGACGCAGAACCTGATGAAATCCAAGAAGCGGCACAAGCTGTAAATGATGCTGAAAATGCTACTGAACCGGCACCAGAAGAAAAAGAAGAAACAAAGGATGAAGGCGTAACCCTCGAATCTTTAGCGACGGCTGTAGCGGCATTAACGGAAAAGGTCAATGCCTTAGCAGAAGCAAAGAAAGAGCCAGAACCGGATGCGTTGGATGAGTTAGAAAAAGAATTGTCTACTAATGCAGAAACGACGGATGAAGATACATCGTCTGAAACGATTGAACCAGAAGATACGACGAATTATGAAGATCCAGAAGACGATGGTAATGAAGAAAAGACGGCTACTGCTGACGCGGCTGTAACGTTGGCGGCTATTCGTGCTATTAAGCCGGTTATTGCTGCTATGCCTAAGGAACAGCGGCAAAAAGCAGCCGATTCTTTGAGCAAAGCCATGCGTGATGCCATGAAAGCAAAGGCGCAGGATGCCAAGGTTGAACCAAAAACAAATTATGCCGCCATGACGAAGCGTAAAGCGCAAGATGTGAAGACGCAAGACCAAGCGGCGTTACGTGTACAGTTTGGGGAAAATTGTCGTAAACGCAATCCCCACTATAAAGGAGGTAACTAATTATGCCAGGTAGTGTTATTGGAATTACGATGAATTACGGGTATCCCGGTCAGGTTTCGCGGCATGGTGATGAAATTTCCCGTACTCGTCCAGTGAAGAAAGACACAGAAAACATTTATTTCGGCGCACCTGTTGTACAGAATGAAGATGGTTCGGTGCAGCTCTTTGGGGAAGCCAATACAGCGGAACAGTTTGCTGGTGTCGCTATGCGTAAAGTCAAGGCGGCGAAGATTTATCCCTATCAGAACCGAGGCTATTATGCGTCTGAAGAACCATGTGATGTACTCTTACGCGGCGGTATTTCTGTTGTTTGCGCCTTTGGTACGCCGACGGTTGGCGGAAAGGTCTATGTGCGGACAAAAGTTGTTAATGGAACGAGCCCTGCCGGTGCGGCTGTTGGAGATTTTGGTGCTAAAGAAGAAGCGGGTAACTGCATTGAGTTGACCAATGCTAAGTGGTCGAGTGATAAAGACGCACGAAATGTCGCAGAATTGACGCTCTTGACACGCCAAGGCGTATAAAGGAGGAATAACGTATGCCGATTCAAAAACGATACAATTTGCCCATTGCGCCGATGCGTGGTGCTATGGATGCCATGACTTTTGATGCTGATGCCGTTTCGAGTGGCTTAGCGTTTCTTGTCAGTGAATTAGAAAAACAAGACCCGTCGTTACGGGAACCCTTAACAAGTACAACGTATCCGCGTGATATTACTATCGAAAGCGGTGGCGGCTGGGTAGAAGCTACGTCTGCGTTTAACGTTGATTATGCTGTAACCGGTGGACAAGCTGACGGTGTTGGCGGTGTACAGAATAATATCCGTCGGATTCAAGCTGATTTCAGCAAAGACCTTTATCGGGTTATGCCTTACGAAGTCGCAATGTCGGTCAAGATTCAAGACCAGTTACGCGGTGCCGTTACAGGCCGGAGCATCGAACAGACCTACGATGATGGCATCCGGTTAGACTTTGACAAGTATATGGACATTAACACCTATTTAGGGCAGAAACAGTATGGTACGACAGGCCTTGTTATTGACCCGAACATTACAGCGGTGTCTGTTGTTCAGGGGGCATCTGGTAAAACGACATGGCGCGACAAAACACCGGAAGAAATCTTACAGGACGTGAACCAAGCTATTATGGATGCATGGCAAGGCGCACAATACGACGCAGCGGCTATTCCGAATCATATTCTCATTGACCCGGCAAACTATGCGTACATCAACATGACACCGCTGACCGTTGCTGGCGTACAAGGTGGTATTTCCCTCATGAAGTACCTCATGGAAAACAATATTGCTACTCTGAAAGGCGTTGACCTTTTCATTGGTGAATGCCGGTTCTGCGAAAAAGCGGGCGTTGGTGATACGAACCGCCTTGTGGCCTATCGGAACGAAAAACGCTTTGTCGGAATGGATGTACCGGTGCCGCTGTCTCGTGTGATGACACAGCCGAATATTGATACCGCTTCGTATGACAGCCTCTATATGGCGAACGTTGGGCAGGTTAAGATTCATTACTATGAACCATTCATTTATCGTGATGGGATTTAAGGAGGCAGACTATGAGTATCAAAGCGATTGCAAAGAAACGGATTGGCTTGCGTCATGAAAAACAGATTATCGTCTTAGAACCATTAGCCTATACGGAATTACCTGATACCGTGCAGTCTGACCCGATGTTTGCGTGGGCAAAAGATGCCGGAGTCTTGCAAGTTATTGGCGATGATACGCCAACTAAGAAAAAAGCCGTTAAAAAAGATAAAACTGCTGAAATAACGGAGGCTGTGCCTACAGAAGCGGGAAAATGACGACGGATATGAGTGTCTTTGGCATTATTGCCAGGGCCAGTAATATTCGTTCTGGAAAGAATCCATCTTATACGTGTTGCGATTTTTTAGCTATGTACCCACAGTTTGGCGTAGTCAATGAAGTCGGAGAACGTGTCATCCCTAACGTCGTAATGGAGTCTTGGCTAAAGATGGCAAACGCTGTTATTAGCAAGGCTCGATATGGTGACATGTGGGAAATGGCAATGGGCTTATTTATAGCGCACTGGCTGACCCTATATTTACAGACTGCGGCAACTGCAAACGACCCAGTCCGAAAGATTATTAGTGCCGGCCTTTCTAAAGGCGTGCAAACGTCAAAAAGTGCCGGTGACTTATCCGTTAGCTATGATTTCAGTATCGTTTCTAATGACTTTGACGGTTGGGGAACGTATAAGTATACGGCATACGGCCAACAATTTGTTTCTATAGCTAAGCTAGTCTCTATGGGAGGTATGACTGTATGGTAAAAGGCACGGTGTCGGTGCAGCAGAAAAGTAAACTAGCAGCCTTAAGAGCCTCTCTTAGAGAGCTAGCGAAAAAAGAGGTGCTTGTTGGTATTCCAGCCGAAGAATCTACTCGCAAAGAGGGTGGCGACATCAATAATGCTGAACTCTTGTACATTCATACGCACGGTGTGCGGCATAAAGAAATGCGTAACGAAATGGATGCCCATATAGCCAAAGGCATGAAGTACAGTAAGGCCCATTCTCTGTATATTAGAGAGCATGGAAGCCCAATGATGAGTGTGCCGCCACGGCCTGTCTTACAGCCTGCCATTGAGGCCAATAAAGAGGCTATAGGTAAACAGATTGCGATGGCAAGCAAAGCGTCACTGCAAGGCGAACCGAATGAATGTGAAGCGTATCTAAACAAAGCCGGCGTGGTTGCCTCTTCAGCGGCTAAAGGATGGTTTGAGAATCCCTCTAATGGGTGGCCTCCTAACGCACCGCAAACGATTCGCCGTAAAGGCTCTAATCAGCCGTTGATTGATACGGGAGAAATGCGTAAGGCTATTACGTATGTTGTGAGGAACCGCAAATGATTGATTTAAGCGAACTCTTGGAAGACCCCGATTTCTGCGATACCTATAAGGTACTACGAAAGCGTAGTTATTGGAACGAAGGGAAACAAGTCTCAGACATCGACGAATTTACAGTAGAAGGCATTGTTTTGCCGTCGACCAGTAAAGATATTGAAATGCTTCCCGAAGGGGATAGACAGCACGGCTTGAAAACCTTCTTTTCCCCTGTGCCGCTGCACGTAACGGATACAGAAGAAACGTCTGACATCTGCGTCTATCGGGGACAGCAGTATAAGTTATTGTCTGCTTTTGATTATCAGAGCAACGGCTTTTATAAGGCTATTGGTACGCTGACAGGTGATACAGATGACGTATAAAGAACTACAATCTCTCTTTTGGGAGATGACAGCGCAAATAGTAGAAGCGTATGTGACAGATGTGCATCAATTTGTCCGACAAAGCTATCCTACAGAAGGGCAGCCGGATTGGCGAATTACAGATAATATTGTCTTTGTCAATCTGGCAGAACGTGCCGACCCATACGGACAACAATATGATAGTGAGTATCGTACAGAAGAGGATACGGTGAGACGTTATCGAGCACGGACACGTGTTTGGGACGTATCTTTCACTGCATATGGTCCCGATTCTTATGAAATGCTCAATGCTATACGAGACGACGTACTGACGGAGCCAATTCATCGGTTCCTTAGTCAGCACGGCGTCTTTTTAATTACCGATGTCCCGGCATGCCGCCAAGTACCTGAATTATGGGCTGGTAAATGGTGGGATAGATGGGATTTAATTTTACATTTTAATGAATGGCATGAATTACCGCCGGAAGACGTAGGTCGTATTGATACGGTGACGCTCGGTGGTAGCGCATCCAGATAGGAGGAACACATGGCAGTATATACATTGCCGTTAGACCCGGTCGTCAACATTATGGTCAACTTGTCGGCGCGGTCAGCTGTACGAAAACAATTTAACTTAGCCCTGCTTATGGGAGATATTGGCAGTGTAGACTTTGGCGATTCTCGCATTCGCACGTATTCTAATCTACAGGAAATGCTTTCTGACGGCTTTACGACAGAAGACAGGTTATATAAAGCGGCGGCTCTTATCTTTGGGCAGGCTAAAAAGCCGCCTAAAGTAGCCATTGGGAAAATCGAAAAAACGACCGGCGAAACACCGCTTACCGAAGAGCCGGTGAAAACCTTACAAGCGTGCCGTGAAGCAGACGGCGAATGGTATATTGGCATTTATTGCGGCAATATGACTGACGCGCAGCTCTTAGCTTGTGCAGAATACATGGAAGCCATTAAACCGAATTCCCTTTTTGCTTTCACAACAACCGATGCCAATGTTTTAGACCCAGATGATGGAGGCATTTTCGCTAAGCTGAAAGCGAAGAATTACCGTCGGTCTTTTGGCCAATATAGCACAAAACACCCCGACGCCATTGCCGCTGTAGTCGGTTGGGCTATGGGGGCCATGACTGGCACTGTCAATAGTGCGTACACATTGGCCTATAAGACCGAAGTCGGCGTCGAAACAGAAAATGTCGCTAGTGCTTTTCCATCTCGCTATGTAGATGCTATCAAAGGCAATAATGGTAACGTCTTCATCAATCGCGGCTCTTACTACGATATTTTTGAAGAAGGTACGCTGTCTGATGGTACGTGGTTTGATGAAATGATTTTCCTTGATAAGTATCAGAATGATATGCAAATGGCTTTGATGGATGAACTCTATAAGAACAATAAAATTGCTCAAACTGAAAGCGACATGACTACGCTGAAAGATGCTGTCAAGGTCGTTTGTGACGATATGAATCGTGTTGGTTTCATTGCCTCTGGTGTATGGAAATCTACGGCTATTTTAAATTTATCCTATGGTGATACGTTGCCAAACGGCTATCTTATCCAATCGGAACCGATTGATGAACAATCTCAAGCCGACAGGGAAGCTCGTAAAGCACCGCCAATTTATGTATCGCTTAAATTGTCCGGTGCTATTCATCACGTCACTGTTCAGGTCGACGTGAATCGTTAGGAGGTGTAAGACATGCCACATAGTACATATAGCTTTTCAGATATTACGGCAACAATTTCTCATCCGTCGTATGGATCCTATTCCCTGCAAGGCGAAGGCATTGGCGATATGACTATTAGTAAGACGACCGACCGGTCGGCTCATGATGTCGCCGCTGATGGTCATATCATGGTCAGTAAGATTGCGGGTAACAACGGCAGCGTAACGATGAACGCACAGCAAACATCTGGGCTTCATAACTTCTTACAGGGCTTATTCAACTATTGCTGGGGTGCGCCGACTGATGAATGGGCGCAAATCAGCATGACCGTAACAGCCCCGAAAATGAAGAAAACCTATTACTGCACTGGCGGTTCTTTTACGAAAGAACCGGATGAACCATTCCAGAGCCAAGGTCAGCGCGTAGCGTGGAACTTGTTGTTTGCTGATATTCAGAGATTGCCTGTATAGGAGGATACGATGAAGAGAGAAACAGAAAAAATCATCGAAGTACTAGGACGAAAATTCAAAATCCAGAAATTTGATGCCTTTACAGGCAGCTACATTTTATTCCAAGTCATGGAGAAAGTACTGCCTATGGGCATGGAATCTAAAGTTGAAGTTGTTCCAGGCAATGCTCAAGATGGTGGTCAATCGCTTGGGCAGGTCATGCCGTCGAGCCGTCAGCTCATGACGAAAGCAGAGTTTATGGCATTACAGAAAGATTGCTTATCTGTGGTCAGCGAAGTCTTACCATCAGGTTCACGGCCTGTCTTTAATGCCAATGGTACGTGGGGGTTGAATGATATTGCTAATAATACACCTCTTGTCATTTTACTGACCATCCATTCATTGACCTTTAATATTGGCGATTTTTTCGCCGCCGGCGGCTTGAAGGAATTACAATCGAGCCTAGCCGGTTTATCCCTTGCGAATATCAAAATGTAAATGCTTGGGTGTATGCTCCTGTGATTGCCGGTATGTGGCAACAGCATGAGTTATGGGATGGGACGTACACCTTTTCCGATTTATTAGATGCTCATGAATTACTGCTTGTGAAGCAGGAAAATGAACGCCGCTTGACAGTGTGGCAGAAACAACAGGAGGATGTGCCGTGATAGGAGAAGTTATTCAGGAATATCTCGTCAGCCTTGGCGTCAAGATAGATAAGCCAGGCTTTCAACAACTGAATAGTACCATTGGCGCGGCAACGCAAACCATTGATTCTGCTACGGGACGATGGGCTAAAAGTTTTACAACAGCTTCAACGGTTATCGTATCCGCGCTTGCTGGCATCACCACGGCCTCTGCTGGCGTGATGAAAGCAACCGCTTCGCAGGACTTGGCAATGGAAAAGCTGGCACGTCGTATGATGGTCAGTAAGGATGCTGCTTGGTCTATGAAGCAGGCTACAGATGCACTCGGTGAGTCTATTAGTGACATCGCAATTACGCCGGAACTGATGGAGCGGTATCAAAAACTTGTCGCTGATGGCAAGAATATGAAAGTCGGCGGTGACTTTGCGGAAACTATGCGCGGCTTTCGGGATTTGATGTTTGAGTTCACGCGACTCAAACAGGAAGTATCTTATGCGTTGACGTGGGTCGGCTATTATCTGTTGAAGTATCTCAATAGGCCGTTGGCAGAGGCGCAAGCGCGGTTCCGTTCCTTTAATGACAGCTTTATCCGTAATATGTCAGCATGGACGGAAAAACTAGCGCGTGCAGCTGTGTATATCATAAATATAGGCCTTCATTTCTTCGATTTAATCAAGTCTATCACGTCTTCTGTATATGAGCTATGGAATGCCTTTCCTCGTGGCGTAAAAATCGCTACAGCGGCAATTACGGCCTTTTTTACCATCCTCAAGATGTCGCCGTTAGGTCGAATGATTACTTTAGTAAGTGCCTTACTGCTTCTTGTCGATGATTATTTCGGCTATTTTGAAGGAAAACAGGCTCTCTTTGGTAAGTATTGGGAAAAACTTAGGGACTTCATTGATGGCGCCAAACAGAAAATTATTGAGTTTGCCCAAGCGGCAGAACCCATTATCGAAACATGTATTGACTACTTGTTTCGTGCCGTAGAAGGATTGCAAGAATTTGGCCGTTACATCATGGATATAGCCGAACGTATTGGCAACTCACAGGAATTCCAAGACTTTTTAGGAGTTATGGAAGAACTAGGGGATGCTTTGTATGAGTTAGGGCATGGCATTATTGATGTACTCGCTTCTGTTATTGATGAACTCATGGAATCGTTTGAAAATCATGATTCTGCGTCTGCCTTTACGGAACTCATGCACAGGCTTTGGGATATATTTCTAGGGCTTATCAGAGCTATTGCCCAAGGTATCCGTATGGTGGCGGGATGGCTCGAAGAAATTTCCCAATCAGAAACAGTACGTGATTTTGTCGATGCCTGCGGTGAACTGTTATCCGTTATCTTAGAGCTTATTGATGCTGTATTTGACCTAGTAACGACGGTCTTGCGGGAATTCTTTGGTGACATGGTGACAACAGAACCTGTCTATGGATTCCGTGACGCCGTACGGTCTGTAGTGCGAATCATCACGGCTATGATTCGTGCCGTATCGTGGGTTATTCGGGAGTTAGCTAAGTTCTTCAAGATGATGGCTAGCAATGAACGATTCCGTGAATTTTGGCGTGGCTTAGGCCGAGCCGTAAAAGACTTCATGGATATTGTTATGAAGACATTGCGCGCTGTCGGTAAACTCGGTGAAGCCCTTATTGCACTGATGAAGATGGATTTTTCTACGGCTAAGAGATTAGCCATGGAAGCATTAGGCTTAAAAAGTGGAAGCAGTGGCAGTCGTGGTGGCTCGATGGCACAAAAAGCGTGGGCTTTATCACAAGAGGTTGGGGCTCATCTTGGGGTTGACCCTGCCTTGATTTATGGTCAAGCCTATCATGAAACGTCGGGATTTACGAGTGCTTTAGCACGTGAAGATAATAATTTCGGTGGTATCAAAGACAATAGCGGAAACTACATGACCTTCGACTCCATGGAGGATTATTTCGCGTATTTCGAAAAAGTTTGGGGCCCTTATATTAAAGGTGCTTCGTCTCCTGAAGATTATGTACAACGGATACAAGCGGAAGGATACTTCGAAGCAGGGTATGACGAATACCTCAATGGCGTAAAGAATGGCATGAATCAGATTCCTACTGAATCCAGTGATGATTATGAATGGGGAAGTGGTTCGTCAGGTGATTTTGGTAAGACTAATTTACAAAAATACTCGTCTGCCAATGGGTATACTGCTTGGGATGATGATTCTGGCGGTAGCTCTGGTACGGATACGAACCATTTTCAGCCACGGACGGCGGCTTTCTTAGATACGCTAAACGCTGCGGCTCGTGAAGCTGGCATTACCTTTACGATTACTGGAGGTGCTGAACCAGGGCATGCATCGGGAACATACTCGCACAGCAATGGCTGGAAGGTCGATATTTCTGATGATATTAGCGCTACAGCGGAGCAGGTGTTGTTAAAGGTCGCTGAACAATATGATGCGACTGTTAGCCATGAATTAGACAAGGGGCATTATGATATTACGATTAAGCCTGAAGGAGAAGGTACGTTTGAAAACTATAATTCCTTCGTTGGTGGCAGCATAGAAAATAATCCATTGCGCGTCCTCGGCAATCGTATTCGCCGGGCGCGGCGTAATATGAGGCGCATGGCAGCGGCTGTCGACCCGGTCATGATGAATGGAATCAGCGCGAACGCTGCGCCTGTTTTATATGGTGTCCCTACTGGTGGTATTACATATCAGATTACTGTCGGTGATGTCAATGTAGCACAGACAAATGCTAGTCCAGAACAGATTGGAAAGGCTGTAGCAGATAAGAGTTTAGAAGCATTACAGCGGCGTGGACAGTATGTATTACAAAATAGGACGCTAACCGGCGGCCCGAATGTTGTATAGGAGGTGAGAGAATGGGCGTTATTGGCAAAGGTCTTTCTGTAGATGGCGTGATGTATTTTCGTGATGTCATCCAAGGCAGGGAGACTTTTGAATGTATGGAATTTTCTCGGCAAATTGCTAAGCTGACAGGGAATTACACGCTATTAAACTTAGCGACTGGGTATGATAACCTATCAACCTTCTTATTTCGCGTGCCGTCGTGGCCTATTGGTGGCATTTATTTTGATGGCATCATGCAGACTGAACATGTCAGTCGTATTAAACCGACACAATATCCTGTACAGATTGGTGTCCAGATGACAGACCATGCTATTGTTGAGCCATCTGAATTAACGATTGATGTCATGATGAGTGATGCTGAGACTAAAACCTTTGTTTCTACTAACCCTATATTGAACTCGTTGTATCAGGTATTGCCGATGATTGGCATGTACAATAACTTTGCATCGCTCTGTTCTCAACCTGCTATTATGCAAGGTGAAGGAAGGGCGGCAGCAACCTGGCTGACGCTCAAACAGTTGCAAATTTCTAGGACGCCTATCACCGTCGAGACACGACTGCAAACGTATATTAACATGGTTATCGAAGAATTATCGGCACCGGATGATGTGAAGACGTTCCATGCATTTCGCTGTACTGTGCGGCTCCGTGAAATCTTCTTTGCTGAAGCGGCTGAGTCGCAAACCAGCGCACGAGCTGCGGCAACTAAAAACGCCACCAATGCAGGTCAACAACCTGTACAGACTGGCGATGGTGTCAATAAAACAGCGGCAAAGGCTGGAGCCGAAAAGTTAGGAGTGGGGTGATAGCATGTATTCTATTGTACCGTTGCAAAACATCCCGAATACAACGTTTTCCAGTAAAATTCCTGTCGATGGTAAAAACATCTCTCTTACATTCCATTTGACCTATAACGAGCTGGCCAAATATTGGCTCGTCGATGTTAGTAATAGTGAAGGGAAGATGCTCATTTCAGCATTGCCCGTCATACCAGCACAGAACATTTTAGAGCAGTATCAATATTTACGTATTGGCAGTGCCTATATTTTGCCGCGTGACAGTGTGCAAGAGCAGTGGCCTACAGCGGAAACGCTGGCAACAGATTGGTACTTAGTTTGGAGTGATACAGATGGATACGACGGCTAAGACAGAACGGAAAGCACGGCTCTATGGGCGTAAATGGAAAATTACTATCTTCAAGCCGGCATATAAGAAAGATGAAAAAGGGAATACCATTCGCGATACAGAGCATGATACGGCTATCGACGTATCGAATCTGCGTTGTGTCTTTCGTACGGAACGGAATATCGAATCCACGGCTTCTCTCTGTACCCTTGTCGTCTATAACATGAATGCCGCTACAGAAGGTAGTATTCTGACGGCGGGATTTCAAATTAGTATCGAAGGAGGCTATCAAGAAGGGCAGTATGGCGAAATCTTTACGGGTGACATCGTGCAGATTTTCCGCAACCGTGAAAACGGCGTAGATTATCGCTTGGAAATCATTGCCCTGCGAGGTGTCTTATTTTTTGATACGAACCATGTGCGGTCTACATTAGCCGCTGGTAGTACACCGAGAGCTATTGCAGAGGCGATAGCGGCTCAGGCCGATACCTCTTTTGCTGTGGGCGAAGTTAGTCCCAACATGACACAACCGCCGTTACCGCGAGGAAAGGTACTCTTTGGTACACCTGCAAAATATTACCGTGAGCTGTGTGTCGGCAATGATGCTCATTTCTGGGAAGATACAGATGGTAATGTAACCATTAAGAAGGTTGAAGACGTCATACCGGAAGATAAATGCCTGTTTATTACACCTCTTACGGGATTAGTAGGCACGCCTATTTACAGTGATGATGGCATTCACATTAAGATGTTGTTAGATCCACGAGTTGGATTGTATTCCTTAGTTAAAATCGACAATGATATTATTCAACGGCAAGCCATGCAGTACGACGTAAGCGGCAAGGGAAATAATAACCAAATGCCGCAACAATACCAATTCGACCAGGACGGCGAGTATCAAGTCTTTTCTGTATCGCATACTGGTGATACGTGGGGTGATACATGGACGACTGAAGTTGTCGGTATTGGCCGTAACGGTCGTCAAGGGCTGTTGACGCCTATAGAAAATAAGAACCAGAGTACACGATGAGAGGAGGATTACTATGCAGCGTATGCCGGAACGGATGCAGGATATTTTAGAGCTGCAACGGCGTATTAATGATTCCTTTGGCATTGATTTACGCGTTGCTGCGCCTGGAATTATCCAATCCGTTGATTATGAAAAACAGACCTGTACGGTACAATTAGCTATTCGGGAACAGCTTAACTATAATGGTAATCTTCAATGGGTGGATGTCCCTGTTTTGCCGGATGTACCGTTTTTCATCTACTCTGGCGGCGGTTATTGTTTAACTTTACCCGTCAGCCCCGGTGATGATTGCCTCGTCGTCTTTGGTGATAACTGCATAGACGCATGGTGGCAGTCCGGCGGCATACAAAATCAGATTGACCATCGTCGGCATGATTTGTCCGACGGCTTTGCGATTGTTGGCTTTCGTAGTCAACCCAATGCAGTTGCGGGCTTTTCGTCTGGAGCGGCTCAACTACGCAACGCTGATGGAAGTGCCTATATAGAAATCGCTGGCAGTGCCATCAATATTGTTGGTGGTAGTGTCACCATTAACGGCGGTACGACCATTGATGGCGTAAACTTCTTAGGCCATAAGCATAACGGTGTGCAGTCTGGTGGGAGCAATACAGGAGGTGTTGTGAAATGAGGTATCGTAAACTCGATGCTAACGGGGATTACTCCTTTGGTGGTAACAGCAATAATTTCCTTACCGACAAGGAGGCCGTCCGTCAAGCTGTTATTACACGCCTCCGTTTATTGTTATATGAATGGTGGGAAAATTTGGAAGACGGGTTGCCTTTGTGGCAGCAAATCATGGCGCAACGAGATAGAAATAAAGCGGAACAAGTCATTCGGGAACGGATGGTGCAAACACCACATGTTATGGGTTTGATTTCCTTTCAGCGCGATTGGAATAATGAAACGCGCAGCTTGACCATTACAGCTCTTTTGCAGACTGAATATGGTGAAGTTGGCATAAGCGAGGTGATGTAATTGGCCTATGTAGCTCCGTACATCGACGATGCAGGACTGCATTTACCGACGTACAATGATATTCGTGATGATTTAGTCGAACAATTCAAACAGATTTATGGGCAAGATATTTACTTAGAAAATGACAGTCAAGATTATCAAATGATTTCGGCTTTTGCGCTGAAAACGTATGATACGATGCAACTGCTCCAAATCGTCTATAACAATCGTAGTCCGAAAACGGCTGTTGGTACAGGCCTTGATGCTATTGTTAAGCTCAATGGCATTGCCCGTAAGGACGCCAGCTATAGTACTTGTGTACTTACGCTGACAGGAACTATTGGCACCATCATCGCTAACGGTGTAGTAGAAGATGAAGCTGGCTTATCTTGGAATTTACCGTCTAATGTCCGATTTAATACGGGAACAATAGAAGTTACAGCGCAGTGTGAAACTATTGGCGCTGTGGAAGCTTTGCCAGGGAGTATTACCAAAATCAAGAACCCACAAAAAGGATGGCTGACAGCTACGAATACCGTACCAGCTATTGTCGGTAAACCTGTTGAAACCGATGAAGAGTTACGGTATCGCCAGTCTATTAGTACGGCTATTCCTAGTCAAAATATGCTCAATAGTACTATTGCAGGCATTGCTAGTGTATCCGGCGTGAAGCGGTATAAAGTCTATGACAATGACAGCAACGAGACGGATGAAAACGGCATTCCTGGTCATAGTATTGCCGCTGTCGTTGAAGGCGGTTTAGATGCAGATATTGCTGAACAAATCTATTTGCGCAAAGGCCCTGGTGGTGGTACATACGGTACAACATCTATTACCTATACGAATGATGATGGATTGCTGAACATCGTTCGATTCTTCCGTCCAACCTATGTAAGCATTGATGTAACTGTAAGTGTAAAAGGAAAAGCAACATACACGACGGCTGTAGCCGATACGATACGAAATAATGTTAAAGCCTACATCGAAGGTTTGGACATAGGCAATGATGTATCTGTTATGGGGCTTTTGACAGCCGTTACAGATGCTGTTTCTAATCCTGCGCAGCCATCCTTTGCTTTACAAGGCCTGGTAGTTGGCAAACAGGACGGTACACTAGGCGTATCGGATATTGATATTCTCTTTAATGAAGCAGCTTCTGTAGGGAACATTACGGTAAATGAGGTGAGCTAATGGCACTACTAGATAATTACACTAAGCTCATCACGAGCCAGCATCGGGATAAGCCCAAATATATGGCTATGGTTACGGCATTGCTTTCTTACAGTGATGATATTTTCTCGCTAGGCGTAGGGATGGATGATGAATTCGATGTTATGTTGGCAACAGGAACTCAAGAAGATACGCTAGGCATTCTTATCGGTGCTGAACGAACCATTGATTTCCAGCCAGATAAAGGCCTTTCCCCTGTCTTAGATAATGCCGCGTATCGCACGCTGCTCCGTGCTAAAATTGCGCAGAACATGTGGAAAGGTGGCATCATGGATTTAAAGGATTTATGGGCTGTACTCTTTGGTTCTGGCATTGTTGTACAGGATAACCAAGATATGACCATTGATGTCGCCGTCGTAGGAGATTCTTTTGACCAAATCACCAAAAATCTCATTCAGAACGGCTATATTGTTCCTAAACCACAGTCCGTTGGGGTGAATACATATTTCTCCGATGGGCCTGTTTTTGGGTATGATACGGAAACAGCAACAATTAGAGGGTATGACCAAGCAAATTGGTTGGATCCAACACCAAAGGATTCATTCTCTTATGATACGGAAGATAAAAAACGCCGTATGTATGGCTATGATACCGGTAACTGGACGTAAAGGAGGATACTATGGCAAATACCAATTTTAAGGTTTTCAACGAAGCAAATGATGCAGATAAGACGTTTAATGACAGTGAGTACGAAAATGCAACTCAACGCCTTAGTGGTGTTACGCCAGGAATGGCAATTTCAAGACTACATAATAAATTATTTTATCAGGTGTCCGTTATGGCAAAAGCTATAGCGGATTTTTTAGTGGGTCAAGGATTTGATTGTTATGACAATAAAGGAACTGAAATTAGTAAAAATCTAGCTGGTGCCATTACTAAATTTAATGATGCTAATATAAAGACGGCATTAAAAGAGCATACAGCAGATAAAACGGCTCACGCTGAAGCCTTTAAGGCCCATATCATTATTAGCGATACAGAGCCTGCGTATATGGACAATGCTATCTGGTTCAAAACGAAGTAAGGGGGTGCAATCATGTTTCGTATTGTAGGAAACGAAATCTACCACAGCCGTGGCAGTACTGGCGGATTTCGTTTCAAACCTAAGCTTTGCGGCAAACCGTTGACGGAGCCGTTTACAGCGGTCTTTGTCCTCAAAAAGAGTCTCAATGATATTGAAGAGACACTCTGTAAAGAAATGAGGTCTGACGGGGCGTTCATCTTCAAGCGTGAAGATACGCTGAATTTAAAGCCCGGCGATTACTGGTATGACATCGAAGTACGCGTACCAGGACAGGATGAATCTATTACGCAGTACCAAAATATTGGCGTGCGTAAATATCATCTGCTTGCGGCGAATACAATGAGGTGTTGACATGGATGATATGGAAAAATGTGGTTGCTCTTGCGGGGCCACGCTCTCCGCCGACTTGGATATTATCGCAAAAGGCGATAGGGGGTACAGTGCCTACGAAGAGGCCGTACTTTACGAAGGATTTAAGGGAACCAGAAAAGATTTCCTGGAATCCCTGCGGGCTGTGGCGTATCAGCGATATGGTAGCCGGTTTGAATTCCCGAATATTGGCGATGTCAGCGTGCTATATGTAGATACGGCAGCCAACAAGACATACCGTTGGGATAATGAAGGCAAGAAATATTACTGTGTTGGCAGTGATTACGAAGACATTATAGCGATTGATTGCGGAAACAATTTTGAAAAAGAAAACGGAGGACACTAACATGGCACAAGTTACATTAAACATTGGCAAATTATATCTCAAGAACAAAACGGCGGCAGAATGGACCACGCAAAACACTGTCCTCGGCAAGGGCGAACCGGGCGTAGAAATCGACTCTTACAAGATTAAAGTCGGTGACGGCGTAAAGAAATGGAGTGAACTCCCCTACGCTGGCGTTGCGGTTGGTAAGAGCGGCACGAACGGCCATCTCATCGTAGACGGTCAGGATATTGTCATTTACACCTTACCGCAGGCAACAGCAACCGTCCTCGGCGGTTTGCAATCTGCAACAGGTGCTGGAAAAGTCACCGTAGGAGCCGACGGCACGGCAAGCGTCGAAAGCGTGGGCAAATTATCGACGGCTCGCAACATTTACCTTACTGGAGACGCAACGGGCTCGGCTGCATTTGACGGCTCGGCAAACTCGTCTATTACAGTAACCCTTGCTAAATCTGGT